CAATTTCTGTATCTGAAACATCTGCTACACGAGCCTGAATTGCTGTAGTATCTACTGATATAGCACCAGTTGTGTCGTTGTACGACAATCCTGTGCCTAGAGCATTTCCTACTGCATCTTGTGCATTTTCATCTGAGTAGGTGTTTGCTCCTACAAAAGTAAACTTGTTAGTAGAATCGTCATATGTAATGGTTATATTTGTATGAGTTCCCGCCGCAATTGCTGTAGCAATAGCGTCCTGTGCTCTTTCATCTGTAAAATATTTATTTGTTGTACCTTCTGAAACATCATCTGTTCCTAGTGTACGGGATCCACCCAAAGATGTGGATGTTCCATTAATAGTAATAGCTGAATTTGAAAGTTTATCATTTGCAATAGATCCAGCAAGCATCGTATTTGTAACTGAGCCTGTATCTCCAGTTGTTACAAATGTTCCACCTACATCTGGAATAGTAATTGTTCTGTCTGCAGTTGGATCCGTTACTTGAATTGTAGTTTCATAAGAATCTGCTGTAGCACCTTCAAATGTAATTGCTGTAGGGACACTTATATTTCCTGTAAATGTAGCTCCAGATAGCGCTGCTACATTCTCTGCTAAAGCCATTGTTCCAGTAGCATTTGGAATTGTAATTGTTCTATTTGCTGTAGGCTGTGTGGCCGTTAAAGTTGTTATGTAGTCATAGGCTGCTTTATTCCAAAGAACAATAGAGTTTTCTGGAATTATTAAATCTCCATTTGAATCTAGTTCTGCTGGTCCGCCTGCTGATCCTTGATCTGCTGCTAATATATAGTCTGAAAGACTTGATGTGAGTGAGCTTGGAGTTACGTTGGCATATGTGGTAATTTGGGTCCATGTTTGTGTACCATTACCAATTTTAAATTTAAGTGTGTCTGTTTCAATTCCAACTTCACCTGCACGAAGTGTTGGATTTGCAGACGTCCAGTTTGCTGCTGTGTCTCTTCTTAGTTGAATTCTAATTGCCATTTTATGCTGCTCCTCCATCAATTATATCATTATTTGGTGCTGAAGAGTAGGAGGTAGATGCTTCTCCGCCATCCATTGAAACAATGTAATTTCCAAACTCTACATAGTTTCCATAATCAGCATGTCTTACAAAACCTTCTCCAGCATAGTGTTGGTGGTCAATTAATTCTTTTGGACCAGCAACATCATACCAAATATTACCATTATAAACTTTAATTGTATTTTCGCTTGAATCAAAATAAATTCTTCCTTGTGAGGGAGAAGACGGTGAATTTGCTAAAACTTCTAATGATTCCGAAGAACCACCAGAACCACCAGTTAAGGTGGACCAAATTGTTCCATTAAATATCTTTAATGAACCAAGAACAGTATTATAGTAAATTTCACCAGCGTAGGTCCCTGTAGGATCTGTAGATAATGCTGGCGGTGCAATTGTTGATTTAAATTGCTTTGCCATAATTATCCTGTTATAACTACTCTATATGCTCCAGCTGTTGGCTGTGCCGCAAATGTTAGTGTTACTACAGATGTAGATGTGTGATCTACGTCACATTCAATTTGGTTATATGGAGATGCTGTTGCAAAAACTTGAACAGTTACGTCTCTTGTTCCTAAATTGTGTGTTGCAGTAAATGTAAATGGTGCGGATTCTGTTGTTGTAATATCTGAAGCAAACTTACGAACAATTGCATGGTAATTTGTACCATTATTTGTAAGTGTCCAGTTATCATTTGTCTCATTCCATAGAATTTCAACATCTGCTGCGTCTCCACGCTCTACACGAATTCCAGCGTCTGCTGACGGGGTTCCAGTAAAGTCAGTATTAAGATTAATCTTATTATCAACAATGTTTACCTGGGTTGTATTTACAGAGTTAACTGTTCCTGTAACGTTTAAGTTGCCGCCTACAAGAAGGTTACCAGTAACTGTTACGTCGTCTGGAAGCCCGATTGTTACTGCTGAGTTTTCTGAGCCTGAGCCTGTGACTGTAATCTCATTTGCTGTTCCAGCAATTGTTGCAATATAGTTTCCAGTTGTTTGTGTTGCAAGATCAACATTTTTGATGCTTACTGCACCATCTGTTACTGTGAAATCTGCTGTTGCAAATGATGCAACTCCTCGATTTGTAGTTGTTGCAATTTCTGCATCAATAGTTAGTGAACCAGATCCAGCATCATCGTATGTTAAATCAATGCCTTCTCCAGCAGTTAGCTGTGCACCAACAATATCTTGTACACGCTCAGCATTTAATGTTACAGCTCCAGTTGTTACTGTGAAGTCTGTAGAATCAAAGCTTGCAATACCCTTGTTGGAAGATGTTGCATCTTCTCCAGCTACTGTGATTGATGTTCCAGTGTGTGTTACATCAAGTCCTTCTCCGCCAAGAATTGATAGACCATGTGATGATGGTGTAAGTGCTCCAGAGTCAGTTGTAATTGTTTTAACAACTGTGTCTTCTAGTTCTACATGTCCATCTGTGGTATTAAAGTCATCTGAATTAAATGACGCTACACCCTTGTTGCTTGTGGAAGCATCTTCTCCAGCAATTGTAATTGTGTTGTCTGTTACAGTTGTGTTGATTCCTTCGCCTGCGGCAAAAGTCAATGTATCTGTTAGAAGATTTACTGTGTCTGCTGTTCCAGACTCTGCGGCAATTGAAAGTGTTGTTGCTACTGTTGCGGTACCAGCGGCAGTCAAACGTCCTTGAGCATCTACTGTAAATGTAGGAATTGCTGTTGAGGATCCGTAAGAGCCTGCTGTTACTGCTGTGTTATCTAAATCTATTGTTGTTGTTCCAGCGGTGTCATTATATGTTGCTGATAATGCAACTCCGCCTAATACTGCTGACCCAATAACATCTTGAATAACCTCTGTGGAGCCAGACATTGGCATCCATGGTCCATTTGGTGATGTTAGTCCATTGTAGTAGTACATCGTGTTGTTTGATGTATCATAATAAATCTGTCCAGTTACAGGGGCAGAAGGTGCTGTGCTTAATCCCTGAATTCTAGCGTTCTGAAGTTCATTCTTATTAAGATTGATATCAGTTACAAATAATCTTGCCATTTTCTATTCTCCCTTAAGACAGGTATGCTGTCCCACCGAATGGTTGAGCCATTGTCAGTGTAATTTTATTAATACTATTATAATCTATTCCAGTCTCTAATACGTCCCCAGCGCTATTCTTTACTGTAACATTGGGGTTATACCCAAGATTATGTGTTATTTCCAAATAGTGGTATGAACCAGCGTCAATAACCTGACTAATTGAAAATGAATACGTTAAGGTTCCGCTACTCAATAGGTAGCTTGGGGCTCCAGACCATGTTAGGTCTGAGGGCTTTGGTCCATAGAATCTTGTTGTAAGTTTATCGTAATAAAAATCACCTTCAAGACCTAAATTGTTTGCGGGCACCCCATCACCATTTAAAATGGTTCTTCCTCTTGGACCTTGAGGGCCAGGAGTCGATATTACTACATCATTTACTGTCTCAGTTACTATTACTTTTTCAACCATTAGATTGTCACCGATCTGCTCAAAGTCATAAACCCTTCAATGAGTTTGATTTTGTTTGAGTTAGAGTCGGTAAGCATTAGGTCATAGGACGACTTTGGATAGAATAACTTATTTGTTTGAGTTGGTGTCATCTTAACTGTTAACTTACCGTTAGGAGCATCTATTGTTATTCCACCAGAAGGTGAAGTTAGAGTAAAAGCTAATTTTGATCCGCCTTTAGTATCACGGACCTGCAGTTTTGCGGAAGACCCATCTAAGTCGATTGGGTCCCCTTCATTGTCTTTATACTCGACAATAAAAGTAAAAGTAGCATTTTGATCTACTTCGAAATTTTTTTGACCTGCCATTTGCTAGTACTCCTAAATAGGAAAACTCCTATGCTTATTTTAGCACAGGAGCAATCCTAATCTATATTAAATTTTTACTTTTTTGTGAAGCCAAATGCTGGCTCGTTAGAATTAAGTGCTTTTAGAATAACTGGCAGACATGCTGCTATTCCACCCTTAATTAAATCTGATGGGTCTGTGTTTCCAGTCATATAAAGAGCAATTGCCGCACCCAAAAAGTGACGACCATAACTTGCTAGCGCTGCTAGAATTTTTTCTTGCATTTCTACTAGTCCATTCTTCTTTAGATCTTTTGTCATTTAGATCCTCCTTATTTCTGGGCTTTGTGCCCAGGAATTTTGGGTTTTACCCCAATTCTATTATTGTACTACCATTATGCAGAAATGTCCACAATTTCACAATTGCCATCCGAGCTACAGGCAAGCGTGGCATTGGTAGAAGTGCCATCTTCTGTCTCATAGAAAGATAAGTCTTCCCAACGAATATCTTTAGGCATCTTTGCAACAAGAGCGTTATACTCTTCCTTATCTACTTCTTGATAAGGGGCTTGCTTGTATGAGTGGTCTGAGTGCGGTAGGAATGAGATTCCAGAAACTTCGTCGAAGTGCTTGTATACCCAAGCACCTACTTCCATCCACTCATCTTCCTTTACGGAAACTGTAATAGATGGCTTATGCTCACACCATGCACGTTGGTAAACTAACCAAATGTTTAAATGTTCAATAGCGGTTAAATCATTTCTAACAATTGCACCCTCTGGTGCCTTTACTGGAAATGAGAATACGTATGTATCGTTTGGCTTCATTACATCATCTTCTACGGGAATACCAACTTCCTTTAAAAATGTAGAGATTGGATCTCCCTTTGAACCACGTACTGTACGGATATAATATGGAGAATGCCAAGCATGCATTCCTGAAGACACCCCGACCAATTGAGATACTGTTCCTGATGGCTTTACACATGTAATAGCGGCAGACTCTGGAATCCCAATTTTCCCAGCCTCATCTTTGTTTTTTGATCTTGCTGATTCTCTAAGAGTCATCAAGAATGCTTCTAATGAAACAAGGTCTTCTTTACCTGACATAAACTTATGTCCAAATTGTCCAGTCAGGGAAACGCCAAGCAGGCGTTCTTCTTCTGTGTTGTCTTTCCAAATCTTACGAAGATATTTAAACTCTGTAAGGGTGGATTGCCATGTTCCAAGGATAGTTGCAAGTTCTACCTTACGCTCAATATCTTTCTTTGTATCATTTTCACGTAATACGACTTCTGAAAGATTACAAAACTGGTAAGGACGTAAAATAATTTCTGAACATGGGTTAGTTCCGTAGTGTATATCTGGATCTCTTCTTCCATACTTGGCTGCTTGGGCTTGAGCTGCGGCCACATTGTATATACCTCGTTCTCCCGACTTTGAGTCATATAAAGACTTCCATTCTGCAATAAATTGCTCCATGTCTGGCTTGCGTGAATACGCAACAGAGTTATTAGATAAAGCACGTTGTGGACTAGCTTCCCACCAGTTACCTGATTTAGCTTGGGCCATTTCAATATCATTAATATTTGAAAGAGAAATCATTGCTGATCGACGAACTCCACCTACTACAACAACTTCACCAATCTTGCACATAATGTCGTGGCATTCAATTGGCTTAAGGTTTCTTCCTGTGGCATTTTTAAATTTTGAAATTGTAAAATCAAATAAATTAATAAGTGGTTGTGGTCCTGATGAACGTCCACCCATTGTCTTAAGTCTTGCTCCTGCGGGACGAACCTTAGAAACATCTATTGCTGGAATCTGTCCAGACCAAAGTAGTGCTAGCAACTCACGGTATGCTTTTGCCCAACCTTGCTTTGAATCTTCTACTGTAATTACTGTGGTTGATTTTTCTAAAGATTCTGGAACGGCAGGGAGCTTATTAATATACTTATACTCAACAGAGAATCCTACACCAGTACCGCACATAAGAATATACATTGTTTCATCAAATGAACGTGGAGAATCAACTGGAAGAAATGCACAATTGTATCCTGCAACATTATCTCTTTCTAATGCTGCACCTGATGTCATTACAGAGCGCATAGATGGCATTACATTTCTATTAAACACTGCATCTTTAAGTTCTTCAACTAACTTGTCTGAAGGTACGTACTTATGGTTTTCCTTTAGATGTCCTAGCATAAAATTAAAATATCTATCTACTGTCTCACCCCATGTTTCACGACGACCTTCTTCTGAGATCCATCTTGCATATCGAGATAATGCGATAAAGTTTTCGTATGGGTTTTCAATAGTTCTTGACATTTTTAGTGACACCTTTTCTTCCGCCTGCGGATTAATTTAAAATTGAATGAAGCTCTAGTGTATCAAACTTTTATTTATTGGTCTAGGGCTAATTAAATCTTTTGATAGTTTCTTCGAATGAATTCTTAGTCAACTGTAACCAATTGTATTCTTCATGTATTTTAGTTGACTGGGCAAAGTAATAACCTGAATATGCATTAAAGTTAAAAGCAACATCTCTCATTAATTCTATTAGATGTGTATAACTTGGTTCAAAAACTTTTCCTGGGTGAGGGTGGGGCCAAGGAGAATCTATAAGTTCCGACTTTAGTTTTAGAGGACCAATAAATTTTGAATAGTGTGCCCAGTCGTATGTAGATATCACTGGCATACCAGTTGCAAGTGCTTGAAGTGGAATAAATCCAAAACCTTCTCCATAGCTAGGATAGACAAGAACATCGTGATCATGAAAAAGCTTAATCAATCTACTTTCTTCTAAGTCTTCTGTTATGATATTAATATTGTTATATATTATGTTAGGTAAACCAATTATATCTTTATCTATGTAGTTATTATATATTCTGGTAGTGTTGTTATTATATGCCTTGATAGTTAAAGAGTACTTTGGGTTGTTTCCAAAAAGATGAGTAAATACGTCAACTACCATTTGCCCAGCTTTTCTAGGGGCTGGCTCGCCTATGTGCAAAAACTTTATTACGTCAGACTCTTTTCTTTTCTTGGGAGTCCATGCTGGATCTATGCCATGAGGATAGACTTTAATATTTTTAAATCCGTTATCTTCAAATACGTTTGCACACCAATCAGATGTTGTCCATATTTCATCAACTAAACAAAGATTCATTTTCCAGTCTTCTGGTATTTTTGTTGATTCCCATGGTGTATAAGAAATTTGATATTGATTTCTATGTAATTTAAATAATGGTGGCTGAGAAAAATTTAATTGAAATGGTGATCTAGCATTTTGAAAAAATACTGTGTGCCCTAGGCTTTTTAATGATTCCGTTATGTTATACCCAGCGTATCCGTAGCCATTTGATGTCTTTAAATTAATTTTAGGTGTAGAAAATGATATATCCATTAAAATCTTTCTAGTTGACTGGCTTGACAGGTTTTATCAATCAATGTTATTATTATAGTTCGTTATCTCTAAAGGAGGAAATGCCAATGGAGAAAATCAAAGAGCGTTTGAGCGATGTTGCTCATAACTGGTCTTACATAGTAATGATAACATTATTTTTGTTTACAGTCCAGCCTGGTCCGACATCAAGTCAAGCGTTAACTACATTACCTGTAAAGGTAATAAAAACCGAAAAACAACTAAAAAGAGAAATACTAGATAAGTTCAGTAATGATACTTATAAGCATTCAGAAATGCTTGCAGCCTCAGATTTAAAAGATTTACTATGGGCTGTAGGATTTGAAGGAACTGCTTTAAAAACAGCTTGGGCTGTTGCTCGTGTAGAATCCAACGGAAGACCGCTGGCTCTAAATGACAACATTCGAACTGGAGACAAATCTTACGGAATTTTTCAGATCAATATGTTGGGAAACCTAGGTATAGATCGTAAAGAAAAATTCGAATTAGTTTCAGATAAGGAATTATTTGATCCAGTAACAAACGCAGAGATAACGTATTATATGACCAAAGGCGGAACTGATTGGTCATCTTGGCCTAACTCAATAGGTAAAGCCAGGAACCTCATACCAGAGTTTCCAAAAAATTAAAGGGAGTTAGATTGCAAAAGATACAGATTGTATCAAAGTACCTAACTTTAGCAGAGGAAGGCCTTGTTCCTAGGATTAACTGTCCAATGGATCAGGGCCTTCTAATGCCTAACCTGTCTAACGAAGATGAGGTATTCTTATATTGTCTTTCGTGTAGCTACAAAAAGATCTTAGGCTATAAGTTTTATGATGATATCATTAGTAAAATGAAAGGTTTATAAAATGAATGAAGAATGTAAAAGCAATGAATGTACCTGTGAGTCGGAAGATAACTTTTTTCACGTCAAGGTAATCCAAAGAGACGGTGGAACAATAATCGATACAGATTCTATGGGCAGAGAAAAATTCTGGGAAGATCTAGGTAGACCAGATGGAGAATAAAGACTCAAGCAATCTAGAAGACAATTTGCCTATGGTGAACTATATTATGCTTCACCGTATTTATGACCTTCTTACCATTATGGCTAACCATATGGTTGGACCTGAGAGTGTATCTAAGATGGTTCAGTATCACGACCAAGGATATTTACTTGGTCCCATTCCATCCTACACTCCAAACACAGAGGAAGAAAAAGAAGAAGAGTTTCAGCAAGATATCCTTGACTTTGAAAAATAGTTGATTTACAATAAGTAAGTACGGGTTGTAGCATCCCACATGTTCCCCGTGCCTTGCATCTTAGGATGTATGCAGAACCCAATCGGATCCGCCTCTGATTGGGTTTTGTCGTTATTATAGATACAATGCAGACATATGCGACATATAGTGCAATTAGTGTAAAAAGTGCAAAAAAAGTGCTTCGGCGAAAGAAGAGCCAATTCTCCATATCTAACTATTTCTTAAATACCCCATATAAATCCCCTACGGGGTCTTAGAGCCATCTTTAGGCCATTTCCCATACCCATGGCTACAATAGGCCTTAAAAGGGCGGGAGATAAAAATCTGAGGAGTTTTGCTATATAGATACTATAGCGTTATATAGACTAATACGTAGTAAGCTGAGAGAATGATCAATATAGACCATAGGAAGCTAGAAGAGTTCTTCATCTTCTTCATCTAGGTCGATATTGAAAATATCTTCTAGTCCCGCTTTTTTTAAAAATTGATTTAGCATATACCCAGATAAGATTGCTGCAAGCAGCAATAGGACTAAGACATTAATTTTCTTTTTCATATTAATCCCAGTCAACTGAAATATTTAAAGCATGATCAGAACAATAATGTTTAATTGTTCCATCTTTCATTATCTTAGATGTATATGATAATTTATCACAGTAGCTGCAAAATTTCATGATGCCTTCTTAACTCTTCTATTATGTGTTCTAATGCGATGACAGTTAGAACATACTACTTCACACTTTGCTATTTCCTCATCTATTTTCTTCTTTGATAGAGTATCGATGAGTTCTGCAACATTTTTGTGCTTCCGCCCTCTTACATGATCAAAATCCATTACGTAGTATGGATACCAAATCTTACAATCCATACATGGATTCTTTTCTTTTACTTCTTTTAAATAACGAGACAAGTATTCCTTTTGCTTACGAACAGAAGACTTGCTTGGCTCCATACAACAATTATATAATATGTTTCTTATTGCTGGAGATATAGGACTCGAACCTATGACCTAGAAATTAACAGTTTCCCGCTCTGCCGACTGAGCTAATCTCCAAATATTATTCTAGTCAACTACAATATCTTTGTCTTTTTTAGTAAGTTTATTTCCCTTATATACTTGTACTGAATCCATAAAGGTTACTTTGCGACTTGTAATATATCCGCCTTTTTCATCTAGCTGTTGTCT